CCGTCCCGTTCGTTTTACCGGCGGTCGGAAACGGAAACGGGCATGGGGCCGGCGCGATCGTCCGATCCACACCAGGCCCGCTCGAGCCGCACGACCCGCGGCAGGCGTGGACGTCAGGGCTGGCCGAGCTCGCGGCGGCGCTGCGCGCGGCGACTTCTCAGAGTTCTGAGAGTTCGCAGAGTTCTCAGAGGTTCGAGAAGATCTTTCTCACCCTGCAGGAAGCCTCGGCGGTCTCCGGCCTCCCGCAAGTGGACCTGCGACGGCTGATCCAGGACGGCGCGCTCCCGCATCGGCTGACCGGACGGGGCGGGATTCGGATTCGCAAGAAGGACCTGGAGGCGCTCTGATGGCGCGCGATCGGTTTCGCGCCGGCAAACGCCTCTGGAGCAAGGCTGACGATCGCGAACTGCGTCGGCACTATCCGCATATGCGCACGTCGACGCTCGCGCGGCGGTTGCGGCGCAGCCTCTCGTCGGTCTACGGACGCGCAGGACTACTGGGCCTGCACAAGAGTGCCGCCTATCTCGCGAGTACGGACGCCTGTCGACTGCGGCGCGGCGATCACGTCGGCGCTGCCTTCCGATTTTCGAAGGGGCACGTCCCGGCGAACAAAGGCCTGCGGCGGCCGGGCTGGTCGCCGGGACGCATGAAGGAGACGCAGTTCAAACCCGGCGTGCTGAACGGCGTCGCGAAGCGGCGGTTCAAACCGGTCGGCAGCACGCGCCTCGTCGACGGGTATCTCTATCGGAAGATCTCGGCGGTGCCTGGCCCGTGGACGGTGAACTGGAAGCTGGAAAGCATCCTCGTATGGGAACGCGCCCACGGCCCGGTGCCCGCCGGGCATGCGCTCGTGTTTCGGAACCACGATCGGACCGATGTCCGGCTCGAGAACCTCGACCTCATCACGCGCCGCGAGTTGATGGCACGCAACACCGTCCAGAACTTCCCGAAGCCCCTCGCCCTGGCCGTGCAGCTCCTCGGCGCGCTGAACCGGAAGATTCGCAGGAGAACCCGCGATGGCGAACACGATCGACGATCTGCGTAGTCACCTCTTCGACACCCTGGCGGCGCTCAAGGACAAGGACACGCCGATGGAGCTCGATCGCGCGCGCACCGTCGCCGACGTGGCCAGGGTCCTCGTCGACTCCGCGAAGGTTGAAGTGGAATTCCTCAAGGTGACCGGCGCGACGAAGAGCACCGGGTTCTTGCCGGAGGACGACAGCCCGAAGGCGGCGCCCGTTGGCCGCCGACTCCAGGGCCAGGTCACGCCAGCCGAGGCGGTGCTGCATCCCGGCGCGGATGTCTCGACGCCCACCGGCGATCGCTGCGTCCTCTGTGGCGTCCGGTTGACCACCGCGTATCTGATCGAGCGCGGGCTGTGCGGGAGCTGCAGCGATCGACCAGAAGCGCAGGCCCGCAAACCGGCGGCGAAGTCGGCTGCGCGGTGACCTGAAGGTTGATCCATGCGCTCCATCGGCCTCGCTCCGCACGTCGGCGACCTTGCCCGCAAGTTGGCGGCCGTCCCTAGCGCGGCGGCGGCGCCTCTCGCGGCCACCGACGGCGCGGACGGGTATCGCCTCACCGCGCGCGGTTTGGTGGTCTCGCGGGACTTGTCGAATGCGGAATTCGAACAGATCGGCACCCGGCTCGGCCAGATCGCGAACGCGACGAACTGGAGCATCGGTGATTGGATCGTCTACGGCGAGCGGGCCGCGCTGGTGAGCGCGAAGTACGGCCGGGCCCAGGAGATCACCGGGTTCACCTATGCGGTGCTGTCGCAGGCCGCGCGCGTCGCGGAGGCCTTCCCCATGGACATGCGCGTCGCCGGGCTTTCATGGACGCATCATCGCGCCGCGCTGCCGTTACCGTCGGGCGAGCGCGTGCCGGTGCTCCACCGCGCGCTCGGAGAGCACTGGACCGCGACCATGGTGTCGCTATTTATTGACGAACGGCAGCGCGCGATGGCGGTCGGTCTGCCGCTGGCGTCGGTGCCGTCACCGCCCCGCGAAGCGGCGCACCGTGCAGGGCGTACCCTCTGGCGCGCGAATAAACCGCGCCGCCGGAAGATTCGCGTCTGTCCGAAGTGCGGGCACCGGTGGGAAGTGCAGACGACGGCGCGTTCGTGATTCACCGCCGACGTCGCGTGCTACGCGATCCGCCGGCGCGGGGCCTCCGCCTCCGACTCACCCTCATTGACCCATCGCGTATAGATGGCTTCATTTGCCGCCTTGAACTGCTCCACGAGCCGTCGGATCTCGGCTTCCTTGATCAGCAGCTCAGGGCTGACCTTGCCGGTGTCGTACGCAGGGAGTAGATGGTAGAGCCGATCGATTTCGCGCAGGATCGACGCCGGGGACGTCAGCGGGAACGTGTCCATAACGAATCCTCGAAGATCCGGATGGATCCGCCGGCGGTCCGCAGGTACTCGACCTTCCCGGTGCGCATCCAGTTGTAGATCGTCCGCCGGGAGACGCCGCAGCGCGTGTACGCCTGGACGATGTTCACGGTCAACCGGCCGTCGACGATGCCCGCGGTCACCGGCGGCGAGAAGGGGACATGGGCCTTCGCCATACGGAGGCTGCCGCGCACTCTCAGGTGAAGAGCAGCGCCCGGACGGCGCAGTCCTTGGCCTCGAGCAGCTTGCGCAGCGCGACGGTGCGCTCGGGATTGCGCGGCAGCGTGTCGACGATGAGGCTCGCCAAGTCGCAGAACGGGCGGCTCACCGCCTGCAGCTTCTCCGGCAGATGCGCGTAGGTGAAAAACTGCTGCAGCGGATCCTGCGCCGCTAGCCGCTTGTCTGCTTCCGCCAGCGTGTCCTCGACGGACTTAATCCGCAGTTCGTGCGCGTCGGGATGCAGATTGATCAGCTTGTCGAACACCTCGCGCTTGGTGTCACCGAACACGCCCGATCCGAGCGGATTGCCGCGGTCGTCGAAGGCTTGTCCCATGTCGTGCTTTCGTCCTTTCGAGTGATGCATCCACCGCCGGCGCCGACGCGAGAACTCCGGCGGGGGAGTCGCGCTCACCCGCGAATCAGATACGCCAGGTCGTGCCAGCGCTCCCGCCAGGTTCGCGTGTGCATCCACCGGACGTGGACGATCTTCAGGCGGGTCCGCAGCGGGAAACGATAGGGGTGCAGCTGGTGCCACGTGCGGGAGGCCATAGGTTTAGGCTTCGTCCGCCAGGCGGACCTCTTCCGCGCGCGGCCCCTTCGGTCCGGATGAGGGCAGGAACGTGACCGCGGCCCCTTCGTCCACCGCCTCGAGGTCGAAGTCCGCGGCGCTCCGATGGAAGAAGTACTCGGCGCCCTGGCCGTCGGCGATGAAGCCGAACCCTTTGTCGCGCACGACGCGCTTCAGGGTGCCGCGGCGAATTGGGGAGGGGACGATGGGTCGTGCCATCTTCAGTCGCCTCTGTGCTACGCGCGTTTCCGTTTGGCCGCCGGCGACACCTTCGCCGGGATCTTCTTCGCGGCGCTCACGGCCGCGAGGCTCTGCTCGAGCGCCGCCTTCAACGTCAGTACGGGGGGCACGTCGACGACGCTCGGCAGGACGATCTCCTGGCCCGCGATCTTCGCATCGATGAGCCGACGAAGATCGGCCTGATAGTCATCCGTGAAGGACGCGAGGTTCAACGGCTGGGTGAAGGCCGCGATGACCTGACGCGCGAGCGCGATCTCGGCCGTCTTCAGATCGAGATGCACCGGCAGGCCCGCGTGCAGCTCCTCTTCGATCTCGGCAATCGACCGGATCTCGGCCGCGTGATGCAGGGTATGCAGCACCAGTGAGCGCTCGAGCGGGCGCACGGCCACGAGAAACTCCCGTCCGTACAACGCGAGCTTGCCGATGCCGACGAGGCCGGCCATGGCGGCACGGAGGACACCGTATGTGTCCCGCTCGCCGTCGGGCGCGAGATAGTACGTGCGATCGATAAGGATCGGGTCGAGCGCGGAGGCCTTCGCGAACTGCACCAGGTCGATCACCTTTGTCGATGGTGGGGCGACCGCGTCGAGCTCGTCGTCGAGCAGCAGAACATACTTGCCCTTCTCGAATTCGAAGCCCTTCACGATCTCCGAGCTCGGCACCTCACGAGCGCAGGTCGGACACCAGCGCTTCTGCTGCATCCGCGTCTGACACTCGGCGTGGAGCTGGTTGAAGGAAAGGGACGCGGCGGACTCAGTGGCGGGGAAGACCTTGATCGGGATCGTGACGAGGCTGATCTTCAGGAACCCTTTCCACGTGGCGCGGGCAGCCATCAGAACCGCGCGCCCTGCAGTTTCATCTGGCGGAGGATGGCATCGGCGACCCGTGGGCCGAGGTCCTCGACCAACTCGTCGGTCACTCGAATCGAGTACGTGAGGGTCGCCGCGTCGTGTTGCACGACCGGCGCAACGTGTTCTGCCGCCGACCCCGGCGCGAACGGCGCCGCCACCGCCGCGCCCAGCAGCCCGAGAAATCCGCGACGTTGCATCAGGCGTTCCTCGCGTTCGGCAGCGGCCGCGGCCCGTCCCGTCCCCGATGCTGGCCCGGTACCGGCACTTCGACCGGCACCCGCTGCGCGTCGATCCAAGCCATCAGGTCCACTTCCGCCACCCGCCAGCGGCGCCCCATGCGGATCGCCCGGAGCTGCTTGGTCCGAATCAGCCGGCGGACGAATTCCACACTGACGCTGAGCCGATGGGCGACGTGCGCCACTTCGAGCAGGCGACCCGGTGCGTGCGGATGGTCGAGAAACATCGATAGGGTCCGAGTAGTGTCGCACTCCACCGCGACGGTTGTGACCCGCCGGAACGCAACTAGACGCTACTGGACGCAACTAGACGCACCCGGTCGAGCTTGCCGGTACTGCGTTCGGGCGGAAGCTGAAAGGCGACCCGGTGCTCTCGTCCGCGAGACGCACCCCCGAGGCTGGCGCGATCCCCGGTCGCGCCGTCCTTCCTCTCTGACAACTCGAGGAACCCCACCCTATGTGGAGGCGTCGCCCCCGATCGACGTCTCCTCCTTCCGCAACGATGGGCCCACGCGGGTAGATGGCGCAGGCCCTTCAGCAGGTCATCGTCTACACGCTCACCTGCGGGAGCTGCGGGCATCAGACGTCGTCCCTCGATGCCGACCGCACGGCGGCCGCGATGCTCGCCCATCTGCGCTATGCGCACAGCGACCCGGTCCGCGAGGCGCGCTGAATGGGGATAGTCCTCATCCAACGCGGCTTCGGCTGGGGTAAAGGTCGGTGCGCCACGCCGCGCGTCCCAGCCTTTCCGCCGAACCGTGAGATCGCGGAAGGCGAGCCGTGCTGCGCGACCTGCGGCAGCGGGCAGTCGACGCACGAGAACGGCACGCGCGATCACCGCTTTCAGTTCCAGATGGCGAAAGCTCACCTCCGCGCGAGGCCTCGCTGATGGCGATGGCCCCGCCGCGCCCCTGTCCCGATCCGACGTGCCCGCTCCTCAACTGTACGAAGCACCTGGTGCCCGCCTGGCGCACGCGCCGTGAGCCGATTCAAGTGCCGCGCCTGAGTGGGCGCGCGAACCAGCGTCGCCGCGCCCAACTGTTCGCCCGCGAGCCGTGGTGCCGGACGTGTGCCGCCAAGGGTCTGCGTGTCAGGGCAACCATCGCGGACCACGTCATCCCGTTGGCTGAAGGGGGCGCGGATGACGACGCCAACCTGGCGCCGACGTGTGCGGCTTGTCATCGGACGAAGACGCAAGCGGAAGCGGCGCGCGGGGCGAGGCGACGTCGATGACGACGTTCCTGCTGTTCTTCGCACTGATGTTCGTGAACTACGGACTGATCTGCATCAACACGCGGATGATCGCGCGCAGTAGCTACATCGGCACAGCCTGGTCCGACGCCGCGATCGCGGTGCTCGGCTTCACGCTCATACGTCAAGTGGCCGAGACCAACGCGTTGGTTGCGCAGGTCGGCTATGTCTGCGGCGGCGTGTGCGGCTCGATGCTCGGTCTCTATCTGACGAGGAAACCGTGACGATGCCAGCCCTCCCCCCCCGGGGGGGGATCGTTTTCTCAACACTTCCAGCCGCCCGGACATCGCGCAGTGCCCTCGCGCAGGTTTTGCTCGTTTCAAAAGTTCGTGGTTTTCAGAAGGTGAAGGATCTGACCCATGGGTGGCATCGGTAGCGGGGGACGGCGCGTCGGATCGGGGCAGAAGGGCAAGCGCGGCGTCGTCGTCCAGCATCCCAGCGCGCCGGCGCCGCCGGGCCCGCCGAGCGACACGTTCGATCCGCCGACGAGCCTGCGCGGGAAGGCGCGCGCGATCTGGGCCGAGCTCGCGCCGCTCGCATTTGAGATGCGGACGTTGACGCGGGCGACCGAGGCGTCCTTCGTGATCCTGTGTCGCAATGTCGCGCTCGAGCGGCGGATGGCCACGCGCCGCTACGGCGCCGGCAACGCGAACCATCGCGGGATCATCCAACGCGTCGACGCCGAACTCGCGCACTTCTGCCTTGCGCCGTTCGGCAAACCGCTGTCGGAGGCGAAGCCGGCGTCCGCCGTCGTGTCCAAGTGGGCAGGCCTGTTGAAGTGAAAGGTAACCCCGGATCCGATCGCAAGGTCGCGATCTTCAATAACCTGACGCATACGAAAGGCCCCTTCGCCCGGCAGCCGTTCAACCTGCGGCCGTGGCAGGAGCACGACATCGTCCGCCCATTGTTCAAGACGAAGCCCGACGGCCTGCGGCAATACCGCACGTGCCTGTTGATGGAGCCGCGCAAGAACGGCAAGAGCGAAATCGCGGCGGCGTGCGCCGTCGACGGGCTGATGTTCGACGACGAGATCGGTGGGGAAGTGTACTCGGCGGCCGCCGACACGGAGCAGGCCGCGATCGTCTTCCGCGTCGCCGCGCAGATGATCCGCAACGACCCCGAGCTCCTAGCCGAGGTCGACATCATCGAGTCCAAGCTCCTGATGATTCATCGGAAGAGCGGCACGATCTACCGCGCGATCTCCGCCGAGGCCTACAGCAAACACGGGTTCAACGCGTCGCGGATTATTTACGACGAGCTGCACGCCGCGCCGAGCCGCGATCTCTTCGACGTGCTCACGACCTCGATGGGCGCGCGCGCGCAGCCGTTGTTGATCATGATTTCCACGGCGGGCTACGACCGCCATTCGATTCTGTGGGAACAGTACTCGCACGCGAAGAAGGTCCTCGAGAATCCCGCCCTCGATCCAACCTTCCTGCCGATCATCTACGAGCTGCCGATCGACGCCGACTGGACCGACCTGCGTGCCCTGAAACAGTGCAACCCCGCGTTGGGCGATTTCCGCTCGCTCGAGGAGCTCGAGATCGCGCTCGAGCGCGCGAAGCAGATTCCCGCCCAGGAGATGACGTTCCGCCGGCTCTACTGCAATCAGTGGACGGAGAGCGCCGAGCGGTGGGTGTCGCTGGCGGCGTGGGACGCGTGCTGCGTGGTCGAGGCAGCCGCATGACGCGCGCCGAGTTTCGCGCACGCCTCCAAGGTCGACGGTGTTACGTCGGGCTGGACCTCGGGTCGACGAAGGACCTGACGGCGACCGTGGCGGTGTTTCCCGACGACGTGGGCGGGGGCTTCGACGTCCTGCCGCAGTTCTTCATGCCGGACGACAACATCCTGGAACGCGTGCGGCGTGACCGCGTCCCCTACGACCAATGGAAGCACGACGGCGAGCTCGTGGCCACGCCCGGCCCGGTCACCGACTACGAATACATTCGCGTCCATCTGCACGCGTGGGCGGACGAGTTCGACATCCGCGAGTTGCCGTACGACCCCTGGAACGCGACCGACCTGGTCTCCCGGCTGCTGCAGGACGGGCTGCCGTGCGTCCCAATCCGGCAGGGGTTCGTCTCGCTCACGGCGCCGACGAAGTCCCTCGAGACGGCCGTCTTGTCCAAGCGGCTCCGGCACGACGGCCATCCGATCCTGCGCTGGAACATCGGCAACATCGTGGTCGAAACCGACGCCGCCGGGAACTACAAGCTCTCGAAGGCACTCAGCACGGAAAAGATCGACGGTGCGGCCGCGCTGGTCAACGCGATCGATCGCATGGACCGGCACAGCAGCACCGACGGGCCGGCCGAGGACCCAGTGGTCGTGGGCGCATGAAGCGCGCACCAGGTCATCCGCCGCTCGACGACGACGACGACAGCGTGCCGGTCTGCGTGAAGATGCCGTCGAAGCAGTACGACGACGCCTACAAACGCGCGCAGCACGCCCGGGTGTCCGTGCCGGAACAGATCCGCCGCGACATGCGTGAGGCGGAGAAAAGAAATCCCAAATAGGCGATCCGGGCCCGCCGGGCCACGCTGTCACGTGTGGCGATCTCTTGATGCACTGGTTGTGGTTCTGGCGGCCACCCTGTCTGTTGCGGCGAGTCATCGTGAACTTCACGCACGACTCGACGGAAGCCATGGAGGGCGTGCTCTGGTCGTCGCGGGGTCCGTGGCTGACGCTGCGGGACGTGTCGGCGCTCAAGGCGGGACAGCCGCCGGTGAAGCTGGTCGGCGACGTCGTCGTGGAGCGATCGAAGATTGCGTACCTGCAGGTCAGCCTGTGATCGTCCGGACGTTCGACGGCCTGCAGGCGCTCACGACTCCACAGCCCACGTGGTCGAGTTCCTCGGGCGGTTCCCTCAACCTCTACGGCGGCCGCGCCAACTACTTCGAGATTTTCAAGGCGCAACCCAACGTCCGGATTTGTGTCGAGTTCCTCGCGCGCAACATCGCCCACGTCGCGCCCCAGGCCTTCCGTCGCGTGTCGGACACCGACCGCGTGCGGCTGGCGAATCACGACATGGTGCGCTGGCTGAATCACCCGAACCCCGGGACGACCCGGTACCGGCTCTTCGAAGACCTCGTCACGGACCTCGGCATTTACGACCGCGCCTATTGGCTCAAGGTCCGATACGTCGGCGCCGATGGCCGGGACGCGATCGGCTTCGTGCGCTTGCCGCCCGAGGAGATGAGTGTCGAAGGCGGACTCTACCCGAAGCGATTTATCTGGACCGTCAACGGGCGGCCGCAACCCTTCGCGCCGTCGGAGATCGTGCATTTCTCCGGCTACAAGCTGGGAATTTCGCCGCTCGAAACGCTGCGTCGCATCCTCGCCGAAGAATCCGCGGCCGGGGAGTATCGCGAGTCGTTCTGGCGCAAGGGCGCGCGGGTTCCAGGGGTCGTGACTCGCCCGAAGGAGATGAAACGCTATAGCCCTGATCAGACCAAATCGTGGCGCGAGCAGTGGCAGACCGTCTACGGCGGCCCCGGCGGCGAGGACACCGTGCTCCTCCAGGATGGCGAGACGTTTCAGCAGACGACCCAGAGCGCCAAGGACTCCGAATACACGGTCGGCGGGAAGCTCCGGCGTGAAGTCTGTGCCGCCGAGTACCAGATCCCGCAGCCCTTCGTCGGCATTCTCGATCACGCAACGTTCTCGAACATCAAAGAGCAGCACAAGAACCTCTACCAGGACTGTCTCGGGCCGCGGTTCGAGCAGCTGCGCCAGGAGCTCCACCGGCAGGTGCTGATCGAATGCGAGGACCAGAAGGACGTCTATCTGGAATTCAACATCGATGCGAAGCTCGCCGGCACGCCGGAAGAGCGGGCCTCGTCGATGCAGATTTCGATCGGGCGGCCGTGGCGCACGGTGAACGAAGGCCGCGCGCTCGACAACTTGCCGCGCATCGACGATCCCGACTTGGACACCGTCGCGCCGCAGCAGGGTGGGCCGTCCGACGCCACCGCCCACCCTGGCCAGGCGCCGCCGATGATGACGAAGCCGGACCCGAATCCCGCCGACGCGACCGACGTCGCGCCAGTGCTCCACGCCGCCCGCCTGCGCCAACAGGCGCGACTGGCCAAGTTGCCGATCGCCGAACGCGCGACCACGTTCTACACCGACCTCGACCGCTGGAACCGCGAGCTCGCGGCGGACCTGACGCCGATGGTCGGCGCAGAGGCCGCGCTCCTCCACGCCAACCAGGCGAACGCGGCCACGCTCACACAACTGCTCGCCCTCGAGGAGGACGCCGCATGACCGGCCGCTACGAACACGTCATGAGCTTCGCGCTCGAGCATCCGTGGGCGATCACGAAACACATGCGCGTACTGATCGCCGGCATTCTGGCCGGCCGGATCGCCGGGAAGGAAACCGATCCCGCCGCGATCGCCGCCGCACTGGTCAATCGGAAGAACCTGCCGCAACCGACCGAGGGCGGCGCCGTCGCCATCATTCCGATCTACGGCGTGATCGCCCCGCGCGCCAACATGCTCACCGACATCTCGGGCGGCACGACGTTCGAGGGCCTGACCACCCAACTCCACGAGGCGCTGGCGAACAAGGCCGTCAAGACGATCGTGTTCGACGTCGACTCGCCGGGTGGCAACGTCGCCGGCGCGACTGAATTCGCGCGCGAAGTCATGCGAGCTCGCACGAAGAAACCGATCATCGCGCAGGCGCAGTACCTGATGGCGTCGGCCGCGTACTGGGTGATGGCGTGCGCGACCGAGATCGTCGCGGCGCCGTCGGCGAAGGTCGGCTCCGTCGGCGTTTACAGCATTCACGAAGACCTGTCGAAGGCGCTCGAGATGGAGGGGATCAAGATCACCTACATCTCCGCCGGCAAGTACAAGGTCGACGGCAACGAGACCGAGCCCCTCTCGAAGGAAGCGCTGGCGCGGATCCAGGCCAAGGTCGACGACCCGTTCGCGCGCTTCAAGGCGGATATCTCGAAGGGCCGCGGCGTGCCATTGGCGGAGGTCGACGCCGGCTACGGCGAAGGCGACACCGTCGGCGCGGATGAGGCCCTGCGCCTCGGGATGATCGACCGGATCGGCACGCTCGCCGAGACGATCGCGCGCGTGATGACGCCGGCGTCGGCCGCCGGCGCGAAGGCGGAACTGACCCTCAACGAACTGCGCGCCCAACGCGGGCGGCCACCCCTTCCCGATCTCGACCCGACTGTCGACACGGCTGCAGGAGCCTCGCGGCCACCAGCCCAGGATCGCCCGTCGGACGCCGCCTGGCAGAACGGCATCGATGCCGCGCTGCTCGAACTCGATCTGTAGAAAGCCCCAGGACCATGAATCTTACCCAACTGAACACCGACCTCCGCGCCAAGCAGCTCGCCGCGAAGACGCTGATGGAGACCACGATGCGCACGTGCGCGGAGGCGATCGTCACGCCGGCGACCGACACGACGCCCGCCGTCGTCGGCCGCCTGATGACCGCCGAGGAGAAGGGCGCCATTCAGGCGATCCTCGACGAGGGCAAAGCGATCAAGGCGCGCATCGACAGCGCGCAGGGCGACGCCAACCTGACCGCCGCGATCGACGCGCTCACCGCCGGCCTCCTGTCGCCGCAGACGACGCCCTCGCAGCGCACGGTCCTGATGTCCCTCGGGCAGCAGTTCGTGTCGGACCCGCTCTATCGTGCGTTCATCAAGGACGGCGCCCACCGGGGCACGAGCGCCTGGACCTCGCCCGCGGTGGAGCTCCACGCCACCACCCTCGACACGACGTCCGGGTCGGGCGGCCCGCTGATCGTCAGCGACTACCAGGCCGGCGTCACCCCGCTGCTCTTCAAGCGGCTGACGGTCGCCGACCTCATCGCGCCGGGCACGACCACCTCGAACTCGATCACCTACATGAAGGAAACGACCTTCACCAACGCCGCCGCCGCGGTCGCCGAAGGCGCGGCGAAGCCCGAATCGACGCTCATCTTCGCGCAGGTGACCGACCTGGTCCGAAAGATCGCGCACTTCCTGCCGATCACGGAAGAAATGCTCGAGGACTTCGACCAGACGCGCTCCTACGTGGACGCGCGGCTGCGGCTCGGCGTCGAGTTGACCGAAGAGGATCAGCTCCTCAACGGCAGTGGCGTGGCGCCGGCCATCCAGGGGATCCTGCAGCGCGTCGGCCTCACCCCGGCCCAGGCGCGCGGCGCGGACACCAACGCCGACGCGATCTTCAAGCAGATCACGACCATCGCGTCGACGGTGTTCATCCAACCGGACGGCGTCGTGCTGAATCCTGCCAACTGGCAGACCATCCAGCTGACCAAGAACGCGAACGGCAACTACCTCGGCACCGGGCCGTGGCAGGACGCGCAGCCACCGCAGCTCTGGGGCTATCCGGTCGCCGTGACCCCCTCAATCGTCGCCAACACGGGCTTGGTCGGCGCGTTCCGGCAGGCCGCGCAGGTGTTCCGCAAGGGCGGTCTGCGGGTCGAAACCTCGAACTCGCACAGCGATTTCTTCATCAAGAACCTGGTCGCGATCCGGGCGGAAGAGCGGCTCGCGCTCGCGGTCTACCGGCCGGCCGCGTTCGGCACGGTCACGGGCCTCAATTAACTCGGATGCAGGTGAGGCCTGAACGCCTCGAGAAAGAGCAGTGAGTCATGAGATTCCTACGCGCCTTCACGCAATCGCTTGAGGGCAAGTTGTGGACGCGGTACGACGGCGGACTCGATCGCAGCGCGGGGATGCCGGACCAGGCGCCCGTGTTGTTTCACCTGCGCACGCGCGTGACGGTCGCGCAGCTCAACGCCGGCTTGACCCTCTTGCCGGCGATTGTCGGCAAGACCTACCGGATCGTCGAGGCGTCGATGCTCGCGGTCGGCGGCGCGGGCACGACGGCCACATCCGTCAACATCATCGGCACGCGGGCTGCGGCGCCCGTGCAGTTGTTCGTGGCCGCGGTCGCGCGGCTCGTGCAGAGCGTGCGGCTGGTGACCGGGACGCCCTTCGCCACCGCGGGCGCCGAATCGCTGACCACGTTGGCGGACGGCGCGTCGTTCACGCCGCTCGATGCCAATACGGGGATCACGATCATCACGGTCGGCTCGGCGATGACCGTCCTGACCAATCTCGACGTCTCGCTCGCGTACGTCATCGAAGGCTAAACCCGACCGGGTGTCCGGGGCGCGCGCATCGTCGGGCGTGTCCCGGAATCGGGCCGTTGAAGGAGCAGCATGCCGCAACCACGTTACAACCCGACGACCAATCAGATGGTCCGCGTCGATACGGACAATCCCGCCGTCCAGCACAGTCGACAGCGCGTGACGCTGGCGCAACTGAACGCCGGCTTCACGTTGCTGGCGGCGGTGCCGGGCTTCGCGTACCGGCTCGTCGACATCACGCTCATCGCCATCGGCGGCGCCGTCGCAGGGGCGACCGACGTGCGGATTCTCGGCACGCGGGCGGCCGGGTCGGTGGCGCTCGGGATTGCGGCGGTGGCGGGGCTGACCCAGAGCACGCTGTTGCGGCTCGGATCGCCGTTCGCGACCGCCGGCACGGCGTCGATTGTGGCGTTGGCCGACGGCGCCTCCCTGACGCCGCTCGATGCCAATACCGCCGTGACGATCGGGAAAACCGGGGGCACGGCGACGACCGCGACGGCCGTCGACGTGATCCTGACCTACGCCCTGGAGTAAGCCCGGCCATGACGCGGCAGGCGCTCGATGGGATTGGCTGGGACGACGACGACCTCGATCTCGGCGAGGACGATCGTCTCGTCGCGCGGGCCACGCGGCCCGGGCGGCGGCGTCACCGGTGCGCTCGGGCGGAGTGGGTCGCGTAATGTCCCGATCCGATCCCGGCCGCTGTCCCATCTGCGGCGCCGACCATACGGCGTGCACGACGGACAGCGGCCCCATCACCGTCGTCCAACTGCCGGCGCGTGACGCGGCGGCCGCGGCGGAGCTCGCCCGCGTGCCGCTCGTCGCGGAGGTCGTGCAGGCGACGCTGCCGGCCGGGCAATTCACGACTGGCACCTACCGCGGCGATAGGAACCGCAAGCGGTGAGCTTCATCCAGCCGCCGTTCTGGGCCAACCAGTCGGCGCCGGCGACCGCACCGCATGCGGTCTCGGTCGTCTTCCTCGAGCCGACGCTCGAGCCGATCGATCTCGCCACGGCGATACTCTATGCGCGCCTCAGCGCAACCGACACGAGCCTGGACGCGCTGATCCTGGGCTTTATCAAGACGGCCCGGTCGAAGGTGGAGCAGGACACCGGGCTCGCCCTGCTGACGCAGACACGGGA